GCAATAGCAGTTTCTTTAAGTGCTTTTGCATCAGCGATTGCTTCTTTAAGCAGATCTCTGTTTGCCATAATTACCTCAAAATTTGTTTTGTGGAGTACGTCTATTAGGAGACGTAATAAGAATTAATATATATTTGACGCCATATAAAAGATGACGTATTACAATAATACATATATGTGGGAAAATGAAAAACGCCCCCCTTTCGGAGAGCGTTTTTACCGGGTAGCGCCTCTAAAAAAGAGGTGTTAGTCTAAATAACAAGTGCAAGTATTAGCACATAAGATTTCTCTTACAATGTTATTTACTTCTTTATAAGTATCAATTTGCTGTACTTTACCTTCGGCCAAGTGCATGTATGAGCCTGGGTTAGATGGTGTTGAGACAAAATCCCAACATAGTAATTCAAAGTCATCTTGTACTTCTAATACACCATTTTTTTCTTCAAGTGAGCCCATACCACGAGATGACACACCACAAGTAATACCATTTTCAATAAGTGCTTTTAGGATATTACCACTTGGGGTAGGTAAAATTTCGATTTTACCCATTACCTGATCTCCATCCCACCACATATCTTTAATGTTATGTGAAACGTTTTTAAGATTGATTACTGAAGATTCTGGGTGGTCTAATTCACCTAATGCTCTGTTTTCTTTAACAGATTGCATATATTTGTCAATTTCCCTTTGCCATAACTCTTTTGAGTAGTAACGACCATTACCATTTTTTACTTCAGCCGTAGCTAAAATACCTTCAACCATAGGGTTTCCTCTATCGGACATTTTACCTTCCGATAGCATTAAACCTTTAGGCTTAAATAGTTGAGTTTCTACTAGTACCTTTTTCATTAGTCTTCGTACTCTTCAGATACTTCTACTTCGTCAACAATTTCTTGTTTAACGTACTTCATACCACACATTTTTTCGTATACTTTATCCATCTTGGCTCTACGTTTTTCTAGGTCCTTGATTTCTTTTTGCATGGCTTTGATTTTCTTTTTATCAGCTAATTCTGATAGATCGTCATCTTCGTTTACCATTTCTACTCTTTGTGTTTTAGAAGCGATTAATTCGTCTAAAGCATCCATTTGAGCTTCCATAGTAACAGCTTTACCCTGTTTTTCGATTTCAGCTAGTTTAGAATCTACAGATTCTTTTTTAACTTTTTTCTTAGCTAATTTTTTCTTTTCTTCCTTTTCACCTGCTTGTTTACCTTCTTCATATTCTTCAGCTCCATATCCTTCGATAAGAGATTCTGAAATTAGGTCCATAAGCTTGGTTGAGCCTTCTTTAACTACTTCCATACCAGAATCAGCATATTTGCCTTTTACCTCTTTAGTAGCACCTAAAGATACTGCTTCATCAGTGTAACCAATACCTTTAACACCAAATGCAGCATTTTTAACGTAGTGGCTTCTATCTTTAGCTAAGTTTTTAGCAACGATTTCTTTTAACTCATCAACTGTTTTATCCTCGTTTTTAGGATCTTTCATTTCAGCGTAGTATCCTTTTAAGAATTGCTCACCAAATAAGTTGTCAATGTTTTTAGTATCAGTATAATCGAATGCTTCTTCTTGTACTTCTTCTACTTCTTTAGAAGTTTTCTTTTCTTCTACTTTAGCTTCTTCAGCTAAAAAGTTTTTAAAAGCTGTCTCGTAAGAAGTCTCTGTTGATTCAATCTTAGTAATAGGTTGGAAACCAACAAAGTTTTCTGAGATAATAGATTTTTGTTTTAGTACTTTAACCGCTTCATCTTTAGTAGCGTGGTTAGTTACTAATTCAGGAAATAATCTTCTAGCAGACTTTAAGAACACGTCAGCGTGGCCTTTACCTTCCTTTAATAAGTTGTATTGTTCTTGTAGTGTTTTCATGATAATAAATATTATGAATTATTTGCTCCTGTTCCCCTTAATCTAAGAGTAGCAGCTGTTATTGCGTTTGTTGGTACAAAAGTTAAGTTTCCACCCCCGGGGGCAACAACTACTCCTGCTTTATAATTATCTTGTACTAAAGAGGACAAGCCACTTCCTAAAGTAAAAGTACCTTCACAATTTTTAGGTGAAGTAGAATCATACATCCCATCGCTGTTTGGTACAGTATCTAACACAAAATAGGAAGAACCTGATAATGGGTTATCAATAATATAAGTAGTAGAAACTCCAGCACCTATATTAGCAGGTTGGAATTCAATACTTTGAGTTACTGATACATTATAATTTGCCATTATTCTTCGTTTTGAGAAAACATTTTAATCATATCATCAATATAATCAACTGCTAAATCCGTTGAATACACTACAGAATATGATGTTGGGTTTTCTTTATAAAATTGTTCTGTCTCAACCCTAGCATCATCTATTAATGCTTTAAATTGAGCTAGTTTATCCGATATATCGTCAAAAGCACGAAGGCGTTCCTGTTGGAACGCTTTGTTACTTGGTTTATCTTGCTCTTTTAACTTAAATCGGTACATTATTTTTCAAATAATTGTTTTACCTCTATACCTTTAGCTTTTTTACGTAATTCTTTTTTATTAACTGGTTTGTAACCTAGTTTATAGTAATACTTTACTGGTTTTTTACCAAAAGCATATTTTGTATCATACGAGCCAGCAGCGCCTGAGGTTGATACCTCGTCTACTCCTTTCATTCTAGCGTATTCTTCAGGGTAATTGTTTCTAAGATAAGTTCTTAGTTGGTTTCTTAGTTTACGAACGTCGTTATAGTAATCTTTAAAAAACTGATCGTCTGTTTTTAGGGCAACACCTCTAGCATCATCCAATAGTTCAGATACTTCTTTATAGAGCTCTGAAAAATTAGCTGTATACTCTACTGACCAGGTCATTTGACCAGTTTCTGGGTCAGTACTTTTTAATTGTGTTTTAAATCCCTTTTCAGCCATTTGCTTTTTTAACTTCTTCAATTAATGAAACATACTGCATCAAATTAATAATGTCGTCACTTTTTACTGTAGCTTTTTTATCTAATTCTACTAATAACGAAACAACCTCATTTAATTTAATTTTTACTACTTCATCAGATGTAGTTGAATTTAACTCAGTTAAAGTTGACTTAAATTCATTAATTTTAGTATTGTAGAAGTTTTTAAGCGTTGCTACTGAATCAACTGAGTTGATAAACTCTTTAAGAATTTGTTTTTGATCAGGGTGTAAGTTAGTATACTTACCATTGAATTTTTCTAATAGAACTTTATAAGTTAAAATTCTAGTATCTTTATCATACCCTTTAAATTCTTCAATTATGTTTTCTTTTACTTTAGTTTCAGAAATTTGTTCAGCACATAAATGCTCTAAAAGAGTTACTTTATTAGAAACAATTTGAGATGGGTTAGTAATCTCTTTAGAATTTTCAATTTCAACTAATGTATAAAAAGCAGCGTATGCTTTATAATGAGGAATTTTATGTGAAAAGAACGCCTGAGTATTGTAATGTTCTTTAATTTCTTTGATTAGGTTGTATTTTTCTCTTTTAAGAGAAGAACGGTTTAGTTTTCTAGCTGATTCTAATAGTGTTTGTACTAGTAAATTTGCTCTAGATTCTACCAAATGAGTATTTTTTGTTAGGGCCTCATAAAGTCTAAGCTCTCTGCTTAGCTCACCTTTACTAAAATATTTTTTAATAATATTTAAGGCCGATGACTCAGTCGAGTTTAAGGTATCAGCGGTTACTTGGCGAACAAGTAACTCAAAAAGGATACCAGTATTTTTAAACTTTGAATGTTTAATTTCCATTCTCAAATTGTTTATTATAAATATATAGGGATATTTTATTCTTTAATCTTTGATTCATCTAATAGTGACTCTTTGCGTTTATCCGCTGTGTACACTAAATCTTTCCCTAATGATTCTATAAGTTGTTTATTCTTCGCGTATACTGTTTTAGCATTCTCCATTGCTAAGCTATTATTACGAGCTGGGTCATTATAATCATCTTTCATGCCAGTAGCTCCTAATCTATCTTTTCCAAAGTTATCGTCTTGGGTATTACGTTTTGTAGCCTTTTCTTCAGGTCTACCTAAAGGTGATTTTTCATTATACCCATCAGGCACATTACCTGGATCCGATACCATTCTACCTTGACCATATAGTGAGGCTAAATCATGTGGTGTACCATAAGACTTACCTGTCTCTAATGGATCATTACCTTCAGCCTCAATTTGGGCTCTTCTAAACTTACGTTTTTGGTCCTGGATGATTAGATCTCTATATTCATCATATTCATCTTCGCTTAAGTGGAAGATATGATCATAAATCCAATCTGTAGGTAATAAATTAGATTCCATAATAGAATTAGCTAATGTAACTTTTTCAGTTAACAATGCAATTCTTTCTTGATCGTAAATGATAGAAGGTGTAGTTAAGCTTAATTCAAAGTTTACTAATTGGTCTTCTTTAAACCCTTGAGCATATAAGTGAACTAAAGCAATTTTATATAATTCAGATACTACAATGCGTTGAATTCTTTCGACTGTACGAGCAAATCTAACATCTTGAGCAGCTAATGTAGCTTTACCATCTGTGTTCTCATCGTAACCCATAAATGCTTTAGGTACTTTAAGTGCAGCAAATAATTTGTCTCTTAAGTATTCTACATCTTGAATACCATCATATTGTAGACCTGGTGTAGTGTCAATTTTAGTAGCGCTATCATTACCTCTAACTGGGATGTAGAAGTCTTCAAGCATGTTTTGTACGTTGTATTTTAAGTTGTACTCACCTGTTTTCTCATCCATGTGTGGGGTACGCTTCATTGTAGAAATAGTTTTCTGCATGAAGTTTTCTACTTCTTGAGGTGGGATACCACCTACATTCATATAGAAGATACGTTTTTCAGGTGCACGTACAATTCTATGAATCAACATAGCATCCTCCATCAACGTATATTGCTTAAATAGCTTACGACCTGGTTCTAGGTAAGAACGACCATAAGGTAAATAATTTAGATCCGATAATAATCTAAAGTGAGCAATCTCGTAATTGTCAAACTCAACTTGGTTTTGATTTTGTTGGTTTGGAGAATAGTAGTAACCTGAGCTACCACCAAAATAACCTTCAGGGTTATAAGTAAATACTACTTTAGTTGGGTGTTCAGGATCAAAATTTTCTTTTCTTTCAATGTGGTAAGCCGAATAAGGGATTACATTGTAAACACCAAATTTTTCTGAGATTTCTAGTTTTAAGAAGAAATCACCATACTTACACATCTGTCTAACCCACGACCACAAGTTAAACTCAATGTTTAATACATCGTAAAATAAGTTATATAGGATTTTTTGTACGTCATCATCCGAAGAACGAATAGATAACACCTCACCCATATCATTTTTTAATGTAGATTCATCAGCAATAATATCTAGAACAGAAGCACAGATTGCATCTGTATCCATCCCATCATAATCTGAGTATAATTGGGTTCTTAAGTACTGGTAGTTTAGGTTAAAGTTAGCTCCGTATAGTGAAGTTGAAGCTGGGTTTTGATAGATACCTTTAAATCTGTTCATTAGCGAGTTTGTTTCATACTCGCCAGAGGTTTGAATTCTATCAGCATCAATTACTTTTAATTGGTTGCCCCCTTGATTTCTAATGACTACGTCAGTAGAAAATAATCTTTGTAATCTTGAAAAGAGTGAAGTATCTGCCATGATATCTACTTATATCGTATAAATATGTTAAAGGAGCCAACTAATATCCTCTTGCTTACCACCGCCTATATCTTGACGGTATGGATTTTGCACTTGAGAGCTATTCATATTGTATACCCCTTGGTAACTTGTTTTTCTTGATGTTATATTATTTAAAGCTGCTTTAGTTAAATCAAGACCCTGTTGTCTAAATTTAAAGGCAGTATCGCGCATAAACATAGCAATAGAGAATGACATAACTAAATCGTCATTGTAGCCTTGCTGAGCTTCTGCTCTACCATTTTTCCAAATAAAAACTTTCATTTCACTTACTAATCTACTGGATTGTATTGTAACTCCTCTATCACTGATGTATTCTTGGAACTTACCAATTGTCATAGGTCTAGTTCTTGAAGACATAGTAAAACCAGGAGTCATTTTACTTGTATCCATATATTGGTCAAAATACGAATCAGCTGTTATATTTCCACTTTTAGGTGAGTAGTAGAGGTTAGGATAGTTATTATCTATTAATACTTGTAAGGTAGCCCAACCAATATTAGCATTCTCTACTACCATTAAAGCATTATTATATTCAACCCCAATTCTAAAGAGTAATTCACCATATTCTTTAGTACCAATTTGACCCTTATATTCTGCTACTTGAACGTTAGCTTCAACATCAATAATATGGAATGCAGAATAATCTTTTCCATCACCACGAGCAACATCAGCTACAACCATGTATGATCTAGAGTAAT